GATAAGACAATAGTATCAAAAGATAAGGAACAAGCTATTATAAAGCATAGAGACAGCAGTAATACTTTTGTCACAGATAAAAAAGTTGTGACAAATTTACTAGAACTTTCTAATAATCACGATAAAATTATGAAAGTACTTACATGGTTTGAAAGTGACAGGAGTAAGACAAACGTCATAGAAGTTAGAGAGGGTATTAAAATAGATTTGCCACAGGAAACAGATGCAGAGTTTAGAAAAACAGTTAGACTTAACGATGTTGCTTGGAAACAATTTTCTGAATTTTGTAAAGAGCATAAGGAATTTAAACAAAAGGATTTACATAGCCAAGCTTTGCTAGAATATATAGGAAAATATAAAAAATAAAAGAGCCTTGAATTTCTTCAAAACTCTTAGTTCGCAAAAATATTCTATTTACAAAAATATCCATAAATCTCTATAAGTATTGATTTATAAGGATTTATAGATATTAGTAAACATAAGTATAGATCTTGTTGCTTAATTTGTTCCATAGAAAAAGCATCCAAATTGGATGCTTTAACATGAGTAGAATTATTTTAATGTATAAATAAATACAGCATTTAATTAAAGCTCACAATTAGGAAATTCATATAAGCAATCTGAAGCTTTAGAAATAGTACAACCTTTATTACTATCCCATAAAGGACAAACTTCATACATATCAGCAGTACAATTTTTGACAGTAATACCATAAGAACAGAAATTACACTTAAAATTTAAATTATCATCTTTGTCTAAACTTGTAGGCTTAATAATACCTTTATTACAATTAGGACATTTTCTAGGGCTTATATAACCAACCATAATAAAATACCTCCTAGGCTTACCTTTAATTTTGCCACCATATACATTATAAGCGATCTATTCAAATTATGTTATAGTTTATTTTCACTTTTCAACTTTTCTATAACTTTTTCTTCCTGGATGAATTCTTTCATCTTTGCAGCTACAAATGGAGATATCATAATTCCTTTTTTAGCTCCATATTTTTTAAATTCTGCCAGTACATCTGGTGGAAGTGTAATATTTATACGCACCGCCTTCTCTCCCACTATAACCATCTCCCTTTAGAAATGATTATATATCTTTTAATTTTGTCTGTCATTTTTTATACTTACTCATACATATCTATGTATATTTATAAGTATAAATGTGTACGTAAAAATATTCTATTCCGACTTAAGTGAATGTATAAAATTTATTAATCTTCTCTATCTTTGTTGCAAAAGGAATTTCATCTTTATATTTTTCACATTGTTTCATCAGTACAGAAGAACCAGTGAATATTATATATTCTTTATTATCTATATTAAATTGTAGTGTTAAAAGTTGTCCATTATTATATTTACTATTCCCTATCTTATATCCTTTAACAACTATTTCTTTTCCTAAAATATTATCTATTTTTAATTTATCTCCCGTTATTGCTGTATCACCTGTTGCAAAATCTGAAAATTTTTTCATTAAGCTAAAGTTATCCCTAATATTTCAGCAACTTTTTTCTTATACATAAAGGATACAAATTCAATATCTATTCTTTTTGTTTGTACTGCAACAACGTACATATTTAAAATAAAATCATTCATATTATTTCACCTCCAATTTATCTAGTCTACTTTTAAGAGTATCTATCTCCGCCATTAAATCACTTATAATCATAGCCATTGCTTGTGTATCTTGCGTTACTGCTAGACTGCCAATATATTCTTTAATTTCATATTGTACTTCGTCATACTCCCAACCTTTAAAATTATCTTCGTTTACTGCTAATATATTGCTTCTAATATACACTGTGTCTTTATTGACCTCTACATTTGGTATTACTTCCGCAGACCCTCTAACTTTATTAAATATCTTCATTTTTTAATCTCCTCCATATAATATTTATTTGTGTAAAATTCCAATGGTTTAATATATTTTAAATATAAATTATACCCATTGCACCATTTTAACCATCCTTTATAACTATTAATGCTACACCATTCCGAATAAGTTAAACTAATACCTCTTTTACATCTTTTATACATTTTCTTTAGTTTCTTTTTCATATTTTTAGCAGTAGATTTTCTAAGTAAAATATAATCATCAAAATGTCTATATCCTACAAAATCAATTCCTCTAATTCTAGTCGGGAATACTTGCCAATTATTTTTTAATTCTAAATCTAATTTATTTAATAAATATTGTTGTATTTCTTTCCTAATTTGATGTAGAAAATCTTTATCACTATGCAAAGTAACTAGGTCATCGCAATATCTATAATAGTATTTAATATGTTTATTTTCTTTTAACCAATGGTCAAAAAAGGTTAAATAATAATTACCTGCCCATTGAGAAAATAAAGAACCTATTGCTATACCTTTTTCACCTTCCATAGAATTAATTATCATATCTATTAACCATAAAACATCTTTATCTTTGAATTTTCTTCTAAATAATTTTTTCAAGATTTCTTGATTAACACTTGGATAGAATTTATGAATATCCATTTTTAAACAATATTTAGTACCTTCTTTATTATTTTTTATATCTTTATTCATACGTTTTAAACATAAATGAATTCCTCTATTTGGTATTGAAGCAAATGTATTATCTATAAAACTTTTTAAAAATATATCTTGAATTACATTTATTAAAGCATGTTGAATTATTCTATGTGGAAAATAATCAAGCTTAAATATTTCTCTTTCTTTGTTTTTATCCATTTTTTTAAACATAGTATAATCCGAAGATTTTACGGAGTATGTTTTCCAAATTAGTATATTTTGAATTTGTAATAAATAATATTCTTCATTAGCATCTACCATTTTAACTTCATTATAAAAAGATTTATCTTTTCTAGCTTTTTGATGTGCTAATTGTAAATTTTCATAACTATATATTTTTTCATACAGGTTACCATATCTTTTCATTTTTATGTCCTTTCTAAAATTGCTTTGTATTTGTAACCAAGTTTTCGAGATTTAACCTACTAGCACAGTTTTTTAAGTATTTATGTATTTTACCAAGAGGTAGGGCTTATAATATCCAATACTTATATACAAAGTAAGTAACTGACTAGTGATATTCGCATTCGTATTCGAAGTACTATAATTGACATTAAGATAAAACGTACCTGTATTATCTGTATTCGACCAATTACTACTGAAATACGGTAAATAGTCAGTATAAAGATTACTATAATCTGCGGATATCATAAGCCTAAATTTTTTTATAAAGCAAGCAACCGACCAGCGACATCCGCACTCGTAGTCGAAGCACTATAATAGACATAAAGATAAAACGCACCCGCATCATCCGCATTCGACCAACCACCACCGAAACACGGCAAACCGTCAGCACAAAGATTACCATAATCCGCATAATATGTTGTTGCACTCCCTGCGGTCGCTTTAACTACAAAACCAGTTTCAGTAGTTCCTTGTATTCCACTAATATATCCATCTAAATTAGCAGTCGCTCCTTGGCCATAATCTGTATATCCACTTCCTGTATCATTAAAACTTTGATTAGCTATTAGTATATGCCGATTAGCATTACTATAAAATCCATCTATCCAGTAGAAATAATTTCCATAAAAATCTTCTATGCCACAAAACTTATTTTGAAACTTTCCTGTTGTTTCTCCATAAAATAAACCTTTTGCATCTGTTCCACCTGTAGCAATACCTACACTATTTCCATCGACATACCCTCTACCTAATGCAGTTTGAGAATCTCTACTTTTAAACATTACTACAAATAAAACTTGTAGCATAAGCAACTGAAAATAAGCCATTTGATCATACCCTGTACCATTGTTTTGTGCCTGTAACCTACATTTTTCTATAGTTTGGCTTACGGTAGGAGTTTTTCCACTTAAGCTTCTTAATTCTGGCCATAGATATCCTAAGTAAGCAGATATATAGCATTTATCTTTTTCAGTAGTTCCTCTCATATGTGCCAAACATTTATAAGTATCATCTATTTTTGTATCTGAATACCTAATATATAAATCAGTACCAATAGTTTCAAATTTCCAATATACTTTAGGAAATTCAACCATTACATCTCCATCATTACCACTTGTTATATCGCTTGCAGTAACACCATCTACTTTTTGTGCATAATTATTTGGATTTAAATAATAATTCACTGTACCTGCTTTATATAAACATGGTTTAATCGCATTAAATGGAAATTTATCTGCCCATGAACCATAATTAAATGTACCATTATTACCAGTAGCAGGAGTAAATCCCACAGCATCATCCGTATAAGTTAATGCTGTCGAAGGATTGCTATTTGCTGTATCTATTTTAACACCATATATAACATATGCTTTTGGTGTAGCTGTTACTTCTTGATTATTCTCTATCTCATTTACATTCAATACTGAATCAAATGTAAATGCTCTATAATAATATTGTGTTCCATTTACTAATCCTGTATCGGTATAGCTTGTTCCCGTACCTTCATATACTACTGTCCCATCTGTATTTGATGAAGGATAAGAACCAGTTTTTCTAACTATTTTAGTTTTTAAAAAATCACTATCCGTAGGATTAATCCAACTTAATATTACTTGCGAATCACTTGGCTTTGCTATAAAACTAGTTATAGTTGCTGGTGGTGTAAAATCTTCATGTCCTACGGCTTGCCATACATTACCAGTCCATTTCATAGTCTTTTTTGTATCCGTTTCATAAATATGTTGGCCTTCTTGGGGATTCGATGGTCTAGTAGTTGAGGTACAAATTAATATGTGCTTCGCATTATCTGCCTTATGCGAATCAAGTTCATCTGAAATATCTTTTACAATACTAGCACTTGGTTGTAAATTAAATACAATCCCATCATAAACAAGAGTATATAATTTGTTTTGCTCTAGCACGCCAATTGTTAAATCAGAACCATCATATTTTATATTCTTTGCATCCAACGAATTAACTTGTAATGTACACGCTCCTGTATTTGCAACATTGGGGACTATATTTATTACTAATCCACTATAAAGAGAATCTACTGTGCTTATACTTGCACCGTAAGCGTTATTACTACCTGTTAAAACTGCAAATTTAACTGTTTCTGTTTTAGCACTAGATATATTTTGCTCGTCTGTATCTAATCTACTTTCTACTACTGAAATATCTGCTATAGTTTCAGCTAAATCTGCAGAAGGATTATTCATAAGAAATTCCGTGCCATCGTATGTCATAGTTGAATACTTATTTTTTATTAAATCGTTTGCCTGTAAAGCAACTATATCACCACTATTATCCGTTTTCTTTATAGATACAGCACCTATTCCATTTATATTTATTGTGCTTGCTCCTGTGTTGGTATTAGAAGCTTTAAACATAATTGTTAACCCTTCATAATATGTAGTTAATGCTGAAATATCTGTGGTATAAGTATTTGGAACTATAGCTGTATCTTTTAATTTAAAAATGACTTCGTCTGCTATTGCATTTAAATTACTTGCAGACAAGGGCGTGCCCGGTGTTGAAACTGTACCAGGATTTAAAGTAATTTGCCATGTTCCATTTCCTAAGTCACTTAAATCATATCTATCTGGATATTGACAAACTTGATCGCTGAATATAATTCTTTTAGCCATAATGTCACCCCTAACTTACTAATTGCTCTATTCTTGCTTTAATTGAGCTATATTCGCTATCTGTAATAATAACAACATCCGTTGTATTTCTGGCTTTTATCTGGTCTAACATATCTAAAAGAGTAACCTTATTTAATTTGCCTTCTTTAATTAATTCATTAAACATATCACTTATCATATTAATTCACCACTACTTTAGTTTTTAAAGTTGCAACGTCAGCTTGCAAGGTATTTATTTCAGTCATCATGCTATATACAAGTTTTATCATATCCGTGCTTGAACTGACCGTTCCTACATCTGTATCAAAAGTTCCTACAGTACCATCGGCATTATACACCGTATACGTAAACGTAGAACTTAAAGGATGTATCCTTATACTTTCACTATCATCTATATATCCTATTATCGAATCTTGCGTTTTTACAAATTTATCTGCTTGTATTTGTGCTGAAGCAAATCTTAAAGTTTTCATGTTTTTACCTCCTTATGATGATACTAAAGTTTTTACAAGTGGTATTGTGCCTAGTGCGTAAGTGCCACATACAGGCACTTGAACATCTAATTGAGTTTTTATATTTATTCCTGCTGCCGTTGCTTTACCCATGTATTCTTCTGGACTTTGTATTAAAGGATAAGTATATCTTAAAATTAATTCCGCAGGATTAGGGCTTTTAATTACGCCCTCATAAAATTGTCCTAAAATCAATCTTCCAAAATCATTTAAAACCTCTATGCTTCCATCTGACCTATTAGAAATAATCTTAGTTCTCAAAACTTTTCTATAATCATCATCGCTAAGACCATTTCTTGGTTCTCCAACTACGCTTCCTATAATATCAAGTCCGTATAGTTCGGACTGATCTATGTCTCTGCTTTGCTGTATCTGTATAAAAACTTGTAAAAGTTCGTCAAATAATTCAGCAAAAGCAGAATAATATTTTTGAATATTTTCACCATTTCTTAAATAATATGGAAGCAAAGAAGTCAAACGGTCTAAAGTAGTTTCACTCATTATGCCACCTCGATTTTAGCTAACTCTGTTACTGCAATCTTGTCTGAATCTATTGTGATATTAGTTGCATTGTATGTTGTTCCGTCTGTACTTAAAGTGATAGACATATCATCTACCCCACTAAGATTTAAAGCAGTAATAGCAGCATTTATTTTATAAATCTTAACACTTTCTCCAACTCCAATACTTTCTATGTAAGATAAAATTGCATTTTGCATTTGTACTTTTCCGTTACTAGGAAAATTACTATCTGTTGTAGTTATAACCTTAATCCAAATAGGGACTTGAACTGGACGTGAAAAATTAACTTGATGTACTATTCCTTGGGTATCTGTTACATTTATTGAGGCTGTACCATATGTATCAATTCCACCTGCTGTCTTTGCAAATATAGCTTGTGCTATTGCTGTACTATCTCCACCATTTACAAGAGCATATATTGTGTGTGACGGTATTCCATCTACTGTAGAATTAGTTTTATTTTCTTTTACAATGCAATCTGTAACGGCTGTTACTTTTAATATATTAGCCCTTATTGCATCTGCTGTTGAACCACTTCCATTAGATACGCTTTCATTATATCTAGTTCTAAAATTAGGGTCGCTTTCTTCATCTTGACCACCTGTTGCAATGCTTAAATTAGTTACAGAATTTAAACCAATCAAAGGACTTATTATTTTAGTTATTGTATTTTCAGATACATTTCCATTGGCACCGGCGTTTACAGCTTCTATATTTATATCTACATATCCACCAGAAGGAATAATTTTGCTTTCTGTTGTAATAAAAATAATATTTGTATCGGTCCCAACTTGAAAGTTAATATCTATTACCGTCCCTGCTGTGCCTGTAAATCTCTCTGTTCCTGTACTTTTCGTAGCTTGTTTCTTACTTATTCCTATGTATTTTCCACTATAACCTAACGGAATTCCTTCAGCATATGCCGGATTAGGTATATAAAAGTCTTGTTCTGCTACTTCCCACATTTCAGCAAAAAGTTCCATAAGCGGCATTGAGAATTGATACACAGGGTCATTATTTGAAAAATCTATATCAGCTCCGAACTTATCTGCACTTTTTAAACTTGATTCTACATAATCTATAATTGAATTTAAATCTCTCTTATTAAATCCGGTAGTTGTTATTCCATATCCACTAGCCAATTTATCCAACGTTAACACCACCAATCCGTGTTGGAGTTGTCTCATCCTTATACTGTAATAATACCTCAATTATCTGTTTTGAGCTGTTTTGACTATCTGGCGTAAATTCAACATCAATAATTTTGTCTACATTTTCGTCATATCGTAAGGCTTCCATTACGGCCATTCTCTTTGTACCATCTTCTATGCCTTTTTCGTTTACTTCTAAAACTTGCGAATAATCTAGTCCTAATCCTGCGTTATAAAATAGTTCTCCCTTTACTACACTCAATATTCCTGCTGTTTTTTGCTTTTTCTGGTCTAAATC